GAAAACTGGTGCTGCCGAGTGGGATTGAACCACCGACCTCACCCTTACCAAGGCACGATACGATTAACATATTACGCTTTCTTTCCAAAGCGATAGCCCTTTCGTTTAGGCTCCTGTGCCAAAATGTCGCCAATTTTCCCGTTTTGCTGGTCAAACTTTGCTGCCAGGGAGCGCCCCGCTTCCTTGCTGTGGACGTATGTCTCCAGAAACAATTTGGCAGACTTCCAGCCGCCAGCGTCCATAGCGTCTTTGATCGACGCCCCTTCGACGTTCATGGCATTTGTCCCGAATGAATGTCTTCCAGCCGAATGCGTAGACCGGCGCTCTATCCCCGCCCGCTTGCATACCTTGGCCATGCGTCGGTTTACTGACGCGCGCTCGGTATAGCTGAAGACATGCTCGCCGTCCTTTATTCCGAGGACAGCCATGCGAGCCACAAGCTCCATAGTCAGATGTCGGGTTGACCATTCGTCGGTCTTCGTCTTCGCCAAGACGGCAATGCGGTCCTGAAGGCTGACATGCTCGCCCATGAGGTTTACCGCCTCCGAGACACGCGCGCCGGTCTGGTGCATGAAAAGGACGCACGCCGCCAGATGCGGTAGGCCATCCTTGTCGCATTGCGCCAGGAACTTATCGAGCCAAGCCCTGTCCACCGGCTTGTGCTTGTTCGGCTTAGCCACGTCGAACATCTTGACCTTGATCGGATTGCACCACCCCAGATCATGAGCATGGTTGATGACGGCGCGTGCCGGGATGATCGCCTGTCTGTTGCGGGTGGCCGCTGCGTGCGCCGGGTAGATGATCAACGCCATGTCGCGGATCTCGCCGGGGCTGATCGTCCCTATCTTCCGGCCGCGGAAGTGCTTGATGATCGGCGCTAGATAGCGCTCCTCGCCGCCCTGCTTCATATAGCTGGTTGCGGCTTCCTCGAAGAGCCTTACGGCTTCCTCACCATACTGACTACGTTTCCATTCCCGCGCTTCGAGGTTGGCGATTGCTTCTCGGGCTTTCTTCTTGTCGCTAGTCTTAAGGCTTCTTCGAACGCGCTTTCCTCCGACAGTGCCATAGGCATACCAAATTCCGTTCCGCTCTTTGAGTTCGAGGTCTGACATGACAAGGACTCTCTCAGTAGTGCTATATGCTCGGGATAGAAGACTTTCCGGACGCCGCGGCGCTCATAGTGCTGATGCAGCTTCAGAACGTCAACGAGATACCGGCGAGAGATGCCGAGAAGCATGGCGGCGCCATCCATGTCAACGGGGGCAATCTTCTGAGCCCATTCAGGCAGCGTCGTCATCCTACCTCTCCTTTACAGCATCGATCGAAACGACATTGGTCAGATCCCGTTTCGACAAAGGCTCTTTGCCGCCGAACTTTGCCGCGTATGACATGATCATGTGCTTCAGGACGGATTCGGGGCTGCATTTCATCCGCTTGGCGACGTCGTGGACAGCGGCTATTTGCTCTTGGGTGAGGTTCATCGGCCGGTTTCCTTTACAGCATCGAGTGCGGCGCGGGCAGAACAGCCACATTCCCCAGCAGAGACGCAATCCGCTATGCTGAAGTCATCGGGACGGTTGTTGCATGGTCGTGGGCAGAACTGCTCTCCAAGCGCCTTCCTAAGCCGCCCGATCTCGTCTGCTGCGCCTTTAGCCACTTCCGGCCAGTCTAGGTCATTCCAAGGGTTCATTGTGCGCAGGCGCTCGACAATATCGCTCATCAAACATCCCTCGTCTTTACAAAGCCACGGTCATCGCGCCACTGGTTGATAACGGCAGTCGCAAACGGAGCTGCGTCGTCTCCCATGTCGCAGAACAAGCCCCAGATGACGAGGCAGAGGAAATGCGGATCTCGGCCGGCCCAGTAGGCATACTCGCCGATCTGGTGCTGCCTGTGGTGCTCATCTGGAGAAAGTGGAAGTGCCCAGCGGTCAGGCGCTTTCCTGCCTTTACCGCGGCCGTAATGACCATGCTTCGGAGAGGCCATCGACAGGTGAGCAGCCTGGATGCCGTAACGGCCGGTTATCGCGCATGGCAATTCGTGCAAAAATGCGAGATAGTCCTTGCTCTTCGCCGGCTTGCGGTTCGGTGTTGGATCTGGAGAAACATGTGCTGCGATACGGTAGGCGCTCACTTCCGCTCCTCCCTTTCGATTCTCTCGTTCTCCGCCTTCAGCTTTGCCATCAATGCGGCAATACCGTTCCGGCGTGTTTCTGGGTTTGGCTGGTGGGTGTGGTTAGACATCGTACCCATCCTTCCCCTGTGCGGGCGGTGGGTAGAAGGGCTTTGCATCCTTGAACAAGCGGGCTTCCGTCACGGCTGTTCTTGCTGCTTCCCTGCTTGCCCAACGAAAATTCTTGATGATCTCCTCGCCGGTAGCCGGGTCTCGTGCGATCCAGCCCCAACCTTGGTCGTACTCGACGGTTCTAACGCGGCTCATTCCCCGCCCTCCGGAGTTGCGGTGGGCGCCGTTGGTGGCAGCATCCAGTGCGTCACCCGCCATTGATACGAAGCAGCAACATCCTTGCTTCCGTCGTTCGCCCGGAACCACCAATCGCCGCGAGCGAAGTAGGCGTTCGTGCGGCGGTGCGCATTGCCGCTTTCCTCCGCATCGTGGGGCTCCAGCCAAATGTCCACCCGCTCGCCGTTCGTTGGAGCTGTCTCCATCGTCTGCCACCCAACCGTTTGTGACGAGGGCGATAGGATGGCTTTGAGATAGGCGTCGATAAGTTCACGCGCTACAGCGGTTGCCGTATCGCCTGGGAATGTGGATGGCGAGCGGAGTTTCGCAGCGACGGCTTCAACGCCCTTCTCGTGATCTTTCTGTCCGGTCATTGTTTTGGCTCCTTATCCGACCCATAGATGAGCAACTCACGTTCCATTTCGGATGTGTCGAGGCCCGCGGCCTTCAACTCGGCTATTGTGGCAAATTCTCCGCTCTTCACCGGCACGAACGTAAAGATTGATGGGTCGCTGTTTTCATCCCACGTCTTGATGAATTCTGAAGCATCCGCCTCGCTCTCGAACGTGCAAGCTTCGTGCTGGCCGGCGCAATCGAGCTTGGAGAAGAACCCCAAACCCAACCAACTGCCGAGATAAACGCCCCAGTCTGGGTGTGTGATGACTGTTCTTGCCATTGCCCCCTCACTCCACAGTTGCCCTGATGGCAGACAGAACCCGTCTCCACCATGAAACATGCGCTGGCCGCTGTACTGCCTGCATGCCTATCTCCTGGCGAAGGCGTGCAGTTGTTTCAGCTTGTTTCTGAAGCTGCAGGATGGTTGACGTGCGCGCTGATGGATAACGAAGAAGGTAACGTGATACCGAGTCGGTCATGCTGCTTTCCCTTTCGTATTTGGCTCCGGAGCGACGTAACCGAAGTCACGCGCGAGCAATTCCGTTGCTGCGTTGAAGAAGGCGATCATTTCTGGCTCGTCACACTCGCGGGTGTTGATCGGGCGCGGGACGCCGACGAGGAATCCGTTTGCAAGCCGGATGGTGTCGACGAACTTGACGGCCGGCCGGATATAGGCATCGAGCGCTTCCTTGCTGGGGGAGCAGCCTGTGGCGTCGATGCAGTCCTGAAGCGTGGCCCAATAGGCTTTGAGGCGGTCAAGATTGCGCCACTGCTTCACCTCGACCTTGACGCGCTGTCCCTGTTCAACGCCGTCGAGCGCCTGCAGGTCGTATTGCATTTCCGGCACGAGCGAGTTGCCGCGACGGATGAAGGCGTATACTGGCTTTTCGGTGCGCTTCGCCATAGCTAGCCCGCCATCAAGATTTCAGTTGGCGTGTCCGCAGGCGGCGTATCATATTCCTTGTGAAGCGCATCGACCGTCTCGCGGACTTCCTTCAGGAATGCTATTACTTCAGTTTCCAGGTCCTCGATGATTTCCGGAACGCGGTGGACGCGGACGCAGAAAAACTGCATGCTTTCCGGCATACGCGGGTCGAATGAAACGAAGTCGCACCATTGCCGGCCGGTGCAGGCAAGTTGCCACTGGATTTGCGTGATGTATTTATGCGGGACGGCTTTACCCTTAAGGGTTTCGATATGTGTCGCGGTGTTTGGGCATTTGATTTCGACAAGACCATCGTCGCCGACAAGACCATCAGGGGAGGCGCCCGTATCGCCAATGTCAGGATGAGGCACAAAGCCAACCTGCTCAACTGAGACAGCCTGGTAGAACTCGTAAGCCTTTCTGGCTTCCGGCTCCATATCTGTTCCCCACTGCATGGCGGCATTGGTGAACTGCTCATCAGGAACACCAGTAAGGCGCTCTCTGACTAGCTGCGCCGCGTAATTGGCGCGCGACGCGGATGGCCCGGTTTTTGTCCTGGCAATTACATCAGCAACCCGTGATGCCGTAACTTTTCCGAGACGAGCCTTGAACCACTCCTCAGAGCCCTGCTCTATATCAAGCATGTTCGCTCTCCTTCGCCTTGACCATGTTGATGCGGCGACGCAGGGAAGCCACAACCTCATTGAATTTCGATACAGGGATTTCGGCGATGGCCTCGATCTTCCAGAACTGGCAGAATTGCTCGATCTCAAGCTTTCCCTGCTCGATCAGATCGCGAATGACGCTCTGCTGCGCTTCGGTGATCGTCTTGTCGTCGTCATGCGTTTGACCCGACTTGCCACCATCGTCATCTGCAGCCGCTGCAAGGCCTAGAGCGGCCTTTAGCGTATAGCGCTGCAGATAGGTGACCGTAGAGCCGATCGCCTGGATACTGTTCTTGTTCCCGCTGTCATCCTTGCCGGCCATGAGCGTGTTTTCTTCGCTATGGCCCATGCGATGCGAAATTATGCAGGTTACGGTAATGGGCTGGTTCGGTTCCGCTGAAGTGCGGTACCGAACAGACAAGCCGTTTGCCGACAGAACCGGACTGATCAGAGACATGATCGTCTCCAGATCTTCATATTGATAGTTCGTGCGCCCTTTCGCAGTCGTGAAATCGACCTTTCGGGATTTGGTGATCCTCGGCATTGTTGCTTTTGCGGTCGCTATCGCTTCGTCGAACGCCTTGCGCGCCTGGTTGGCTTCCCAGCGCTCCTGAAGTGCCATAAGCTGCGCCAGTATCTCCACGCTGGCATTTGAGGAGACGGCGCGGTCCAGCATCTCCATGGGAGTTATTTCGTTACGAACCGGCTCGTGCTCTATGGTCTTAACGGCGGTGGACATTTGCATATACCTCCTGGTTCTTCAGTGCTTCGATGCGATAGTGTTCGTTCGCCATGGAGCCGGCGGCGTAGAAGATGAAACCGAAGACGATACCGACAAATGCGCAGACCATGAGTTGGTCACGAACGCTGAACCGGATCGGCGCTTCCTTAGCCTTAGGATTTGCTGCGCGGCATTCGGTGGGCTCGCAGGTGCATTCAGCGGAGCGGAGGTCACAGCGCATTTGCCTGATCCTTTGTGTACCAGTCGACAATGGCGTTGAACTGATCGCGCGGGATCTCTACCCACCCTGCTCTTCCGTCTCGGTCTACAGGCGAGTGCAAGGAAATGTAGTCGGCGTGGTTCAGTATTGACCACCGCTCGGCATCCTGAGGGTAATTATCGCTTTCCATTGCGATGATATCTTCCTCGGTGTTGACGTCCATCGGTCTCATATCGAGGCCCCCTTCACCTGCAGCGCAGACTTGAGCGCTGGCGGTTCGCCGTGGAAGTCGGGAGAGGGTGGGTGAGGGTGGGTGACGGTCAATTACTCCTTCACCGCCGCAATCAGGGCACTCAGCAACGGCGTCATCACCTTTGTCGCCAGTAGAATGCATATAGAGATCCCAATCAGTGATTATTTCACCGTTTCCTTGGCAACGCTGGCAGGTCACGAATGAAATTTCAGCCGTCATCCGCTCCGACACGATACGGGCAACACCTGCCTGCCCGTGGTCATTCATGCGGAGGAAATGCCGATACGGGTCATCTCGGAAGGATTCCCAGCCAGCATCTGGCATACGGCCAATCTCGGCCTCGATCTGGTCCCTGTCGATGTTGCGAAGGATCGCTACGATGTTGCGGAGGGTGGAGGCGGAAATGGTCATTTCACACCAGCCTTGAGAGACACAACCATCTCGTCAGCGATACGGACAGCGCAATCTGCAAGCTGGCGTTCGGTGCAATTGACCAGATCCCAGCCGGACATGCTGTTTGCTTGGAAGATCGAAGGATTGGCGCAAAAACCAGACAACGCCTGACCTGCTAGCATATCCCGAAGATCATCGCCCTTGCGTGCCTCCTGCGCCTTCAGGATTTCGGTCTGCTCATCGATACGAGCCAGCATCTCTCGGCTACGGTTTATCTCCAGAGCCTTGAGCCAAGCAAACTGCTCATCGCTCATGAAAATCTTCGGTTCTTCATTCTGCATCGTACCGGCCTCCTCAGCCGTTATTGGAGGGGCCGGGGCGACTGATAGACGCTAGGATCTGCTGGAAAACCGGGTGCACATGGTTGTTGTTGATGATAACCGCCTGCCGCTCGGCGTTTGAGATAGCCTCGCGAACAACGCTCAGAAGCGTCATTTCCTTATTCGGGACAAATCCGTCCTGATCGCAGTCGGCGTCGGCGCGGTTGTCGAAGTAGTCTTCGCACTGGTGCAGAACTTCGATGATGTCGGAAACGTCTGGCAGCCCGGAAAGCATGTGCCTCACCATCGCCTCCGCCTGCGTTGCATCGAGCAGGTTCGTGCCTGTCGGTTCATGCTTCATCGGGTGCGCGGTATGTTCGTTGAATTCGCGCTTGAAGCTAATGCCACCGTCCGGGTTGAAGTTCTCCGGCAGCTTCCATGAGAGGAAGCGGCTAACCATGTGCTTGATCTGTGCGTTGCTGCTCATCGCCTTACGTCCTTTAGTTTATTTCATCTGTCGTGGGGGTGGGTGGCGTCAGCCGGCGTAGTTCTCAGCCTCAAGTCGCGTCACAAAGAAGTGAATGCCGTTGGAGCACTCTTCGGCCCAGTTCTCGTCGAACTTGTCGGGCGTCATGCGCTGGCCAGCGACGTATTTCGTTTTGCCGTCGTGAAGAGAAATTCCGAACTCAGCCCCTATTACTTCGATTACATCGGCATATTCGGCACGGCACTTGCGGCCAAAGGCGTGTGAACGTTTTGCTTCTTCAGGGATGCGGAGTTTGACGATCACGCCATCTACGCACCTCTTCCAGCCGATAAGAGAGCCCTCGGGAAGAATGCGCGTCATGGCGATAGCAAGTTCCGCATTCTTGGCGGAGCTCAGGTCGGCGGAGCGCAGGTTGGCGGAGCTCAGGTCGGCGGAGCTCAGGTCGGCGGAGCGCAGGTCGGCAGAGCGCAGGTCGGCGGAGCTCAGGTCGGCGGAGCGCAGGTCGGCGGAGCGCAGGTCGGCAGAGCGCAGGTCGGCGGAGCGCAGGTCGGCGGAGCTCAGGTCGGCGGAGCGCAGGTCGGCAGAGCGCAGGTCGGCGGAGCGCAGGTCGGCGGAGCTCAGGTTGGCGTAGCTCAGGTTGGCGGAGCTCAGGTTGGCGTAGCTCAGGTTGGCGGAGCTCAGGTCGGCGGAGCTCAGGTCGGCGGAGCGCAGGTCGGCGTAGCTCAGGTCGGCGGAGCGCAGGTCGGCCTTTTCCTTGATAGCCCACTTCACTGCCAAGCCGAGCTTCACGGACGGCAAC